TAGAGCCCCTACATTACGCATACGGCTAAGACCCGGCAAAGGACACAATGACCGATACAAACATTGGCACAACAGAAGGCACTGATACTTCTAGTTCAACAGAACAACAAAATCAGGCATCAGAGAGATCTTACACACAAAAAGAAGTTGACGACATGATGGCTCGCACCAAAAGTGCAGTAACCAAAAAGGTAGCCAGCAAGTACGAAGACCTAGGCGATCCGGAGCAGATCCGTGATATTCTTGCTCAACACGCCAAGCGTGAACAAGAGAATGCTGTGCGTAGAGGAGACTTTGATAAAGTGATTCAAGAGCTCGCATCTAAGAAGGATGCAGAGATTCAAAAACGAGATCGCATGATTGAACAGTTTAAATTAGAAACTCCAATCATTGATGCGGCATCAAGACACCGTGCTGTGAATCCTGGTCAGGTTAAAAGTTTGATTAGAAATAATCTGCGTCTTAACCCAGAAGGTGAAGTAGAGGTGTTAGATGATGAAGGTAAAGTTCGCTATGATGATTCAGGTCGTCTATTATCCGTTGATAGTTTTGTTCAAACATGGTTACAAAACAATCCACACTTTGTTTCAGCGACACCTTCAACCAGCAACAGCCGTAGCAATGTAAGTGGTGTTTCAAATGCCAAACTTGATCTTGCCAGTCTTGATATGAAGAATCCAGAGCATAGAAAACAATATGCCGAATACCGCAAAGCGGTAGGCATAGCCTAAAATTAAAGGAAAATAATCATGGCATTGACAAATACAACAACCCTCAACGACCTATTGCCAAGTATCGTTGCAGAGGCTCTTTTCGTGGCAAGCGAAAAATCCATCATGCGTGGATTGGTTCGTAACTACACATTATCACCAGGACAAGGTAAGACTGTGACAGTTCCTATCTATCCAAAAGTAACAGCGGCTGGCCTAACAGAAGCCACTGCTCCAAGTGCTACTACTGTATCAACAGATGGTGCAATATTGACAGTTAGTGAAGTTGGTCTATCAGCCACCATCAGTGACTTGGCCATGATGGCTTCTAGTTCTAATGTGGTTGCAGACATTGGTCGTTTGTTTGGCGAAGCAGTTGCTCGCAAAATGGACACAGACTTGATGGCGCTGTTCATGGGCTTTGGAACCAACCAAGTTGGTGGTGTTTCAACTACTGCAACTCCAGCATTGATCTTCAAGGCAATCGCATTGCTTCGTAGTCAAGGCTATGACACATCAAATGATTGCGCTGTTGTTCTACACCCTAATGTGGCCTATGACATTGCATCAACATTGACAAGTACTTTTGCGGCACCTGCTAGCCAAGTTGGTAATGACGCATTGCGTAACGGCTTCATGGGTATGCTAGGTGGCGTGCCCGTATATCAGTCGAGCCTAGTGCCATTAGAAACAGGTACTGGCGCCGCTGGTGACTATTGCTGTGGTGTTTTCCACAAAGACGCATTGGGTCTAGCAATAATGCAAGATATCAAGATTGAAACACAGCGTTTTGCCGCACTTCGTGGTTATGACATTGTTGGTAGTGCAATTTATGGTGTTGGCGAACTATATGACAACGCTGGCGTAAGAGGCATTTTTGACTCTTCGATTGAGTAATCTAAACTAGGAGAATCACAATGAGTTTTTATACAACTGGATCCGGAACAGTATTTGAAAGTTTCGCAGTCTATGCGGATGTGACTCAGCGTGATTCCCGTCTGTTTGAAAGCAACGAAGGTCTTACAGAAGCGGTAGTATTGGCATTGCTTAAACTATCCAGCGCCAGACTCATCAGTCTGTTTGAAATGACAGAATGGTGGAAAGAATATAATTTTACAAGAGACGTCACACTACAGCGTGATGTTCGCCGCGTTCCTGTTATCAATCCTTTTCAGATTGATGGCAGAGAGCAGGAGTTCAAAGACTTAAACGTCTATCATGTCATGTGTGAATACATCTTACCACGAGTAGCTGACTTTGGCAACCCCGATTCAGCGGAAATGGCCAAGATCAAGTTCTATAGAGAACAAGCCCTGGATCTACATAAAATTATTCTTGAAGCAGGCGACTGGTATGATTACAGCAACAATGGTACTATCGTATACACTGAGAAAGCCCCAAGTCTACAAAACACGGTCAGAACAAGATGAGAACTGAATTACTTGACTACTTGACAACCAACCTTACTGGCAGCATAAAGCCCAGTACGGAGTTGCCATATCAGGAAGGTGTGAGTCCTTTGTACATGAAGAATGCTCGCAGAGTATATCTTGATGAACCTTACACTGCACAAGATAATTTGTTGACCACTTTGGATTCGTTGCAAATCAACCGAAGAATAACTGTCGTAAAATGGTTTTTAACAGTTGATGCAAAAAACAGAAATAGTGATTTAGATACAGCTTTGACAACTCTCGGTAGTGCTAAAGATATCACTACCATAACAGGTGTGTTTACACGCCTGTTTGACTATACAGTCAGCATGGACAACGACAGACTTGTCTATGAAGGCGAATATAGATTCGCAAATTTAGCATAAGGAAGAAACAATCATGGCATATATTAATCCATCACCAGGTAATGCTGGAGCACAGGTAACGCTTAAAGTGTACCACACCAGTAAAGTAGCAGATGCTACAGGTCTAAGTATCCCAGGTCTACAAGACATCACACTAAACAACAGTAATGATGTTATGACTTGGAGTCAATTAGATTCTGGTAGCAAGAAGCAAGTGGCAACAACCAGCACCAACGGTCTAGACATGAATCTAGTTGTTGACGCAACTTCATTCTTTGGTACAGGTGCTTTGACCACAGCAGTGAGCCGAGGCATATTTGGTCTAAGCAAAGACAAAGTCATTGTAGAGTTTGAACTTTACATTGGCGATGACAGCGCAGGTGTCAACACCAAACAAATCAGTGGCTTTGGTTATATCACTGGTTTGGCTCCAACTGTTAGTGCAGATAGTCCAGTTTGGGTTACTCCACTCAGCATTACTGTAACAGGTGATTACACAGTGACAGCAACCTAAGAATCAGCAATGATTCGGAGATCAAGCACCTTCGGGTGCTTTTTCTTTGACTAAATATCTATACAAGATTTTGGAGGTAATATGATATTTGATGATAAAACAGTGGTGGAACTGATGACCAGCATTGAAGCAGAAGTCGCAAAGGCTTCCGCTGAATTACGCTGTGCCAAAAGCGATTTGGCACAAGCAGAGACCAGGTTGAAATTTGTAATAGCAATTACACATCACCTGAAGACTAGATTAGATATAAAGGAATAAAGATATGGCAAAGACACTTGCTCAATTGGCCGCAAAGCCAGAACTAATTAAAATTACAATTGATGATGAAGATACAATCAAGCGGTATGAAGAACCACTTGAGTTCTATATCTATGATCGTCAACCACTTGCAAAGTTTATTAAAATTGCCACCACCATCAACACAGATTATGATAGTGCTGTGTTGATGTTGGAGGACCTGGTGTTGGATGAGAAAGGTGCTAAGATCACAGGCAACGGCCTAGTGTTACCAAATGATCTAATGACCAAGGTAATTCAGAAAACTGTTGAACACCTGGGAAAGTAACCAATGAAGAGGTAGGGGAAGGAAGTATTGAACTACGCTTTATATTGTTGTTGGACTGCATGGCAGAGAGATATGCCAAGTTGCCAACAGAAATAATAAGGACTGCCACTACTTTCGACCTTTTCATTTGCGATACTGCAATGGAATATCGTAATGCCCTACAGGCTCGCCAACATGAAGAGGCTACGGGGCAATCAGGACAACGAACAGCCAAGATAACCCCAAATTTAAGCATTGAACAAATGCAAGCCATGATGGCAAGGGTCAAAGGAGTATCAAATGAAACTAAAATTTAAAGACAACATCACAGCAGAACTCCTGGCCTTGACTGAGATTCATGCTGAGGCGGCGCAGGCGGCTTATGCTGTGTTTGTTGCCAGCACTCCCAAACTAACAGGCAATGCCAGACGACATACCAGTTTGAAGAAAGGTATCGCACCAGCAATTGAAGCCGATTATCCTTATGCTAGTGCTCTAGATGAAGGTAGCAGTCCCAAGAGCCCTCAAGGTATGTCTGAGCCAGCAATCAAGGAATTTGATGCCAGTATAAGTAAACAAGTTCGGAAACGAAACACAGGATAAAGGATTAGGATCTTATGGCAAAATCAGTCAGCACGGTTACACTCGAATTAGATAAATCGCAGTTTGAAAGAGGCATCAGAGGTGCTCAATCAAGTGTCAAAGATTTAGAATCAACCACGGCCAGTGCCTCTACGGCTGGTGTAGGCTACTTTGGCAATCTAAACTCAGCAGTAGGTAAGTTGGCCTCTGGCGCTGAAACATTAGCAGGTAAGATGAATGGTTTTGCCACAGCCATCACAGGCATTGCCATTGGTTCATTTGTCAGTGGGATTTTATCCAGCAGTGATGCCATCAAAGACCTAAGCGAAAGTTTTGGTGTCTCAGTAGAAAAAATATTAGAAGTAGAAGCAGGATTTAAGAAAGCAAATCGTAGCACCAGCCAGATGGGTCTTGCTTTGGCCACATTTGAAACCAGCATGGAACTGGCTCGTGATGGTAGTGCCAAGGCACAAGCAGAATTAGAAAAGTTTGGCCTTACAGACCAGGTTCGTAATAGTCAGTCCAAATTAGAAAGTTTTAATCAGATGATGCGTGTGCTGGCAGCAAGTTCCGGCGACGCAAGTCTAAAAGTTGCCGCTGTTAGTCTTGCTGGTCGTAGCATTAAAACAATCAGTGCTTCTGACTTTGTAGAAGGCCTAGATAAAGCCACAGGTAACATGGGTCAGCTGGCAGACAGTACCATATTGGCTTCTGACACACAGAAGAAGTTAGAACAAAGTGCTAAGGATGTTCAGAATGCTTTCTTAAATTTAATAGCACCTGTATTAGAATTTTTAAATGGTATCATTGGCAAAGGTGGCACAGCAAATCTTATTGCCACTGGCCTTGGTGTAGCATTGGCAGGTCTAGTTGGTAGTGCTGTGATTAATGGCCTAAGAACCTTGGTAGGATTATTCACTTCGGCAGCCACTGCCATGGGAATCACAACTGGTGCAACTGGCACCGCAGTATTTGCAACAGAAGCACTGACCGCGGCAGAAGTTGCATTCATTCGTGTAAAACAAGCAGAGGCTGGAGCCAGAGTTGCAAGTTTACAGGCAACAATTGCTGAAAACAGAGGCAGACTTGCTGAAATTGCAATGATGCAATCAGGCACAATAGCCACAGTAGAATTGACAATGGCCAAGCGAGCATTGATGATAGCCAGTGGTCAATTGGTAACTGCACAAGCAGGATTGGCTGCAAGTGGCGCAGGATTGGCTGCCGCAACGGCAGGCACAGGTGTTGTAATGACAGAAACAGCCGCATCTGGTGGCATACTTGCAGGCATTATGGCCGGCATTGCCGGTGCATTTACAAGTTTAGGAATCATATTATTTAGAATTGGTGCCATCTTTTTACCAGTGGCTGCGGCCTTGGCGGCTCCTGCTTGGGCAGTGATTGCCTTAGGTGTTGCCGCAATAACTGCGGCACTGGCGGCCGGCACCATTATATGGAAGGCCTTTGGTGATGAAGTAACTTCTAGCATTGCGGCTGGATATAAATGGGCAAAAGAATGGGCAGGTGGCATTTACGATTCAATCAGCAACACATTTGATAAAATTGCCAATAAGATGCGTTCAATTGTAGGACTCGCACCCAACGCACCCAACATTGAGCGTGGTCGTCCAACCATGGCAAATGATCCACGCAGAACAGATACGCCAACTGCGACACCAGAATTAAAACCTTGGTTGGCGGCTGAACTATCATTGAAGAATCAATATGAAACGCAGAAACTGTCAGTGGAGCAAGCTGTGGCACGTCTTGCAATAGAGAAAAGTTTAATTGGAGAATCAGAAAAAAATAGAATGGTTCAACTTGGATATTTTGATGCTGATACTAAACATAAAAATGATGTAATAAAATTAAATCAAGAAATTGCTGTGTTAGAAATGACCATTGCACAAGGTGGTGGCGAAGCAGCCAAGCGAGAAGGTGGTAAGTTGGCCATCATGAAACAGCAACGAACTGCGTTGTCAAATATGACAACAGATCAGGCTCTTGAAGCCAAACTTGTTTTTGATATTGCCGCAATTAATGAAAAGAATCGCAATGCAATTCGTGATGCCTTAACAGGCACTATGGCGCAGGTCACTGCATACACACAGGCAAATACACAGGTTACAACCAGACTGGCATTAGAAACACAACTGATGGGCATGGGTCGTGATGCCGCACAATTGGAAGGTGCCAGAGCAGAACTCATGCAACGCACATCTGATAAGGTTCGTGATCTAACTATAGAAATGAGCAAGTTAAAAGGCCTAAGCGATGCTGAAGATCCAAATAGAGATCAGAAAATCAAGTTCTTTGAAGATGCTATTAAGAATATAAAACAACAAGGTGAACTTGATAAGTCGTTCTTAGATCAAAATATCCTAGCACAACAGAAAAAGAGAACAGGTCTAGAACAACAGGCGTTTGTTTATGACCTAATGAACACTGCTCAGACCAATGCCATCAATTTACAAAATGAAATGGCCAAGTTGACAATGAGCAGTGATCAACAGAAGATTGCTGACCTTCAGACACAAAATCAATTACAAGCACAACAGCAAATATTAAAAGAACAAGGCTTACTGGGTGTTGATGCCAACGGTCAACAAATTGTTCTTGATCTAGAGCGACAGTTAGAAATTAAAAAAGAAGTTGCCAAGGCCAATCAACCCTTGATTGATGGCACACAGGCCATGATTGATAAGAGCCGTGAATTTGCCACAGGTTGGGAAGGTGCATTTGCCCAATATCAGAGCGATGCTGAAAATGCTGCCAAGCAAAGTCAACAATACTTTCAAACTTTTACATCAGGTATGGAAAATGCATTTGTGACGTTTGTGCAAACTGGCAAGTTGAGTTTCAAAGATCTTGCCAATAGTATGATTGCTGATTTTGCTAGAATTGCTGCCAAGAAAGCCATCACGGGCATGATGGGTAGCGGCGGCCTGTTCAGTGGTATTGGCAGTTTCTTTGGCTTTGCCGCAGGCGGTCAACCACCAGTGGGGCAACCAAGTCTTGTGGGAGAAAAAGGTCCAGAATTATTTGTACCTAGAACTGCAGGCACCATTGTTCCCAATGGCAACTTTGGTGGTAACAATACCACAGTTTATCAAGACATGACGCAACAGGTCACATATCAAATTCAAGCCAATGATGCGGCCAGTTTCAAACAGATGTTGGCCAGAGATCCAGAGTTTATTCATAATGTTGCTCAGATGGGTGGTAGAAGTCTCCCAGGCAAAAGTAAAAGATAAAAGGATACAGATATGAGTTTACAAGCAATCATTAACATGGCACAAAGTGTAGAATTTACTAGAACCAGTGTGGTAGCACAAACAGCAAGTCGCAATGGCAGACTGTTTGTTCAAGAACGCTCAAGTGTCAAGCCTTGGGTGTTCACAATTGAACCACCTGCACACTTACCTTGGATTGATTATAGAAGTGTGGTAGAAGCTATATTTTCATCGGACAGGCACACAGAACACCTGATCTATTTTGGTCAGGCCACCTATGGCAACTCAGGCCAAGTATGGATGAATCCATACCAAGGTTCATTGACCTTTAGTGGATCAGGCGGTTATAGTCTGGCTATGTTGGATTACATTTATATCACTGCAACATCAGGCAACACCATCACCATCGATGTGAGCAATGCAGGCATCCCAGCAGGAACCACCATATTCAAAGCAGGCGATTATATTCAACCCAGTGGCACAGGTTCTGACTCACTACCATATCGTTATCCATACACAGTTGCGGCAGATGTTGTTAAATCAGCAGGCCAGACCACAAAGGTCATCACCATTAACAGAAACTTTATTGCACAAACAAACTATAATCCTGTCAGCAGTACTACAAGTCAAAATAGATTGACTGCAGGAAGTAATTGTCATTGGAATGTGTTGGTAACCAAATTACCCAGTGTGAAATATGTGCCGCATCGCTCAATTCAATTCACAGGCAATTTTGATTGCGTAGAGAGTGTGATCTAATATGAGTCTGTCAATACCAGCAGTAGCCACCAATAGAATTCAACATGGAGTTCTAATAAAACTCAATCTGTCCAACCCAGCCTATCCTGGCACACCCGGTGCACCTAGAACAATAAGTTATTACATCAGCAACTGTGCCAGTACAATTGTATATGGCGGAAATACCTATGTGGCCTTGGGCGGCTTTTTGAACATTGCTGATATCCAAAATAGTTTACAAAATACCAATGAAGAAATTGTTATCAGTTTAAGTAGCATACCAGCCAGTTATATTGAAGCCACAATTGGAAATCCAATCAAAGGCGGTGAAGTCAAACTGTATCGTGTATTCTTTGATCCTGCAACAGGCCTGGTACAAAGCATCAGCGGCCAGGAACAGGTATTCCTGCGCTTCAATGGCATTATTACAAACTTCACAGTGAGTGAAGATGTTCGTGATGATACACCAGCAGTTGATGTGAGTCATACTATTGGTATTGCTTGTTCCAGCATTATTGGTGTGTTACAAAATCGTATCAGTGGTCGTAGAACCAACAGACGTAACTATCAGGTGCAGTATGCAGAATTTGCCTACACCGACAGCACATACACAGGCGCTACACAGAGCCGCATATTAACTGATCCAAGTATGAACAGAATTGAAGTGTTGAAAAATGCACAATTTGACTTTGGAAAGCCTTTACAAAAATGATTAGATTAGCCACACGCGACGACTTGGTTGAAATTGCCACCTTGGTAGAAGAAGAAGTTGGCTCAAGTCCTTACAGCCATTTGTTTACCCCAGCAGAAATCAATGCCACACATTTGAGAACAATAATTTTTAATTGTTTACATCTTGGATATATCTGGGTTGATGTGAGAGCAGAAGGCATTGTGGGCTATTTGATTGCCATTCGCGAACCAAATGTATGGGTGCCCAGCAGAACCAGTCTTAGAGAATTTGCCTGGTATGTGCGCCCTGCATATCGTGGAGGCATCAGTGGCGGAAGATTATTTGTGAAGTTTTGCGAACAAGGTGATCGATTAATTGCCGCAGGAACCATTGATGCTTACTTCACAACAAGAATGAGTAACACAGCAGATTATGACCTAGAGTCTAGAGGCTTTAGGTTAACAGAAAAATTATATGTCAAGGAGTGTGCATAATGCCAGTTTTTACAGCCATTGCTGCCGCAGTAGTTGCGTGGGCAGGCATCACCGGCATTGCTGCCACAGTTTTAACATTCGTTGGTGCCACAGCACTGGCCATGGTAACCAGCAGACTTATCAATGGATCACCAGGTGGCGGTGGTGGCAATGATGGTGGTGGTGCTGTCAGTCAAGGCACCAGAGTACAACTGGCACCAGAACCAAATAATAAATTACCTGTTGTTTACGGAACAGTTTATACACCTGGCATGTTGATTGATGCTTACATCACCAACGAAAATAAGAGCATGTATTATGTGTATGCCATCAGTGAAACTACCAATCAGCAGGCCAGTTTCACAGCATCAATTGTGCCGGCAACCTATCGCACCTACACAGCACCGCAAACCGGCACAGTGGCCAGCGCCAGCGCAGTGGGACTGATGACTGTGTCTGCTGGCACCAGTGGAACAATATTACCAGGCATGTTGGTATCAGGTGCCGCTGCCAATACTAGAGTTTTAGAATATGTCACAGGCACAGGTGGTGTAGGCACTTATTATGTCACAGTGAGTCAGACCAGTGCATCAGCCGCAAGAACAGGCACCTACAGTTACACCATTGATGATGTGTATTACAACGACCTTAGATTGGTATTTGGTGATGGTGAAGATGGTTATAAAGTTCGCAGTGGTAAAAAGAATGCCGACGATCCCGATCCAACTGTTGAAGACCATGTGGACACCAACTTTGATGGCAAAGTTGAACTATGGGTATGGGCAGGTGACAGCCGTGCTGTGAGCCAAATCAAAGGACCCACTACAAAGGTTGCCGCATACACAGTGATACCAGATTCAAACTGGACGGATCCTGCTTCAGCAGACAGTCAGCGTATGCAAGGTATCTTGTTTGCTGTGTTAAAAATAAACTATGATGCTGAAAAAGGATTTACTGGGCAACCCAGTTTGACATTTAAAATAAGCAACACCTTAAAAAATCCTGGTGCTGTGCTGTATGATTACATGACTGGAACCCGCTATGGAGCAGGTATTGCAACTGATGATATCAATGCCGCAGGCTTGGTGGCCTTGGGCAATCATGCCAATCAATTGGTGCCTTATGCACCTTACAATCCAGCCACTGGTGGCAACAGCGCCAGTACAACACAGGTGCGTTATGAAATAAACGGCATCATTGATACCAGTAGAAATTGCAAAGATAACATAGATGCACTATTGTTAAACTCGGCCTCATGGATGAGTTATGATGTGCATAGCGGTCAATGGCGCATAATTCCAAAACGAGCCATCACAGGAACTGTGTATGCTTATTCAGGCTCAGACATTGTGGTCAGCAGTGAACCAGCACCTGCTGTGGCATTCAGTGATGATAACATCATAGGTGGCATCCAATTGGGTAGCACTAGACTGGACGACTTGTACAACAATGCTGAATTTGAATTCTTTGATCGTAATTTAAAAGATGCCCGGGCATTTGGTAAGATTACCATAGCCACAACCAGCGAATTACGAAATGAAAATGAACATGATAACACAGCAAAATACACTTTTGAATTCTGTAACAACAGCGTACAAGCAGAACGCATTGCCAATCTTGAACTGAAACAAAGTCGTGATGATTTAACTATTACCTTTACAACCAACTATGCAGGACTGCAGGTTCAAGCAGGTGATGTAATTGGTGTCAAAAGCACCTTGTATGGCTGGTATGATGATGGAGCCAGCGGCATATTCCCCAACGATAGCAAATACTTCCGTGTGCTTCGTGTGAAAGAAAAAGAAGGTGAAGATGGTTCAATCACCTGTGAAATCTCAGCACTAGAATACAATGCAGATGTGTATGCAGATGAAAGCATAAATGAATTTTCAACAATAGCAAACATTGGTATCATTCCAAGAAACAGCAGTGGTAATTTATTGCCACCTGGTGTGGCCATTACCAATGTTGATAACACAGCCGGTGTGCCAAACTTTACAGGTGCCATCACAATCCCAGCAGGTGGACCATATGATGAACTACAGATATACTATGCAGAAGGAGATGACTATGCAGGCTTTGGTGGTGACTTGTCATTCAAAGCACAGGCATATCAAACACAATTACAAATAATTAGATGGGATGGTCCTGGTGTTGTGTATGCCACCACAGAAGATACAGTTGGCACAGTTCTAACCAGCACAGCGGCTCCCACTGTGAATGGCAATCAAATTGTTGCTTATGGATACACAGGTGGATTTGAACCTGGCAATGGCAAAACTGGTCAGTATACCTTGGCCTCAAGTGTGGCAGTGAATACTGCTATCAAGAGCATGAAAGGCACCATCACTCATGCAACATTTACTGGTTACTTGAACTTTGATGGAGTCACTTACAAATTGCATGTGAAGACAGCACCGTCAACTGCATTGACCACTCAGCATTTGATCACAACCACTGGTGTGAACTTTACTGATAGTCCTTATACAGATGCTATTCCAAAGAACACAGTGATTGGTGCCGCATTGACCACTGAAGCAGGTGATTATGCCACTTACAAATTAAATTATGTTTATGGAACTACTCCAGCCACAGTTGGCAGTAGTGCCAGTCCTATCAACATCACAGCAAGAAAACCTTACCCGAGTCTGAATCAATTCCTGTATCTTACCAGCATCCGTCCACAAGTGGTGTTACAGGCCAGTGGCAATCCAGACAATGTGTTGTTTCAAAGAGATTCTGTGATACCTATCACAATTACCAGTTTGCCAGCCAACAATGAAGGCAAAAGATATTTTATCAAATGCAGATTGGGTGTCAGAGGTGAGTTTGGTCCGTTCAGTGATCTTGGTACTGTAGATCTAGAAGTGCCAACTGTGTATTGGGAACCAGATAGTCGTAGCAGTCAAAACATCAAAGAACAACTGGTTCGAATGGACTTTGGTCTGTTCACAATACCTCGCAACGGCTTATGGTTGATCAGAACTGCTACCCAATTGGATGGTGGTAGGTTAAATAACACTAATGCAGATTACTTCAACTTGGACTTGGGTAATTTACAACCAGAGAATGAAATTGCTCCAGGTGATTTGATTGAAGATTTCAGATTTGATCCGCAATAAGATCAACATAATATAAAGGATCGGGATTTTATGGCCTTACAAATACGCAGAGGAACCAACCAAGAACGCTTGGGGATTACACCAGTTGAGGGTGAAATTGTCTTTGTCACTGACAGCACCTACAGCACAATCACTGTGACCAGCATTGATGCCACAACCAACATACTCACAACCACTGCCGCACACAGTTTGACCACTGGATTTGGCGTGACTTTTAACGACGCCACCAGCAATGGTCTTGTCAAGGATACCACTTACTTTGCCCTGGTGTTGAGTGATACAACATTTAAATTATACACCACGAGAGCCTTGGCCATTGCTGGTCATGCTTCAACTGGACTGGTAGATATAACTGGCACAACCACAGATTTAGAATTTGACAGCGCACCACGCAGTCTTGCTTATGTTCCTATAAGATCAAATGTTAGCCCACTATGGGTAGGTGATGGCCTTACTGTTGGTGGTGTGCCTGGTGGTGCAACCACTCTTGATGAACTGTTTGACGTTGAGATTGGCACATATGGTGTTGCCCTGGCCGATGGTTATGCACTTGCTGATAATCAATTATTAAATTACAATGCCACAACCAGTAAATGGGAGAATCGTAGCAATGTAATTGTGCCAGGAACATTAACTGTACAAAGCACCACAGACTCAAGTTCAAAAGACACAGGTGCTGTGATTGTTGAAGGTGGCATAGGTGTTGAGAAAGCCTTGTATGTGGGCACAAATTTGCGTGTTCTTGGCAGCACAAACAGCACAACAAAAGACACAGGTGCATTGCTGGTCACTGATGGTGGATTGGGAGTTGAACTGGCCATTGTGGCAGGAACCAATATCACAGCAGGTGGTGATGTTGCAGTGAATGGTGGTGACTTGACAACCACGGCTGCCACTTTCAATCTTATAAACGCCACCGCAACAACTTTAAACATTGGTGCTGGTGCAACCACAGCAGTAAACATTGGTGCTAGTTCGGCTGATGTAGTTGTAGCAGGTGATTTAAAAGTCACAGGCAATGACATCAAGTCCAGCACAGGTGCCGTGGCTATTACTCTCAGCGCCAATGATGTCAGCATGCCAGACAAATTGACAGTTACAAATGAAATTGTATTAGATGGCACACAACCATTTGTAAGTTTCTTTAGAGCAACTCCTGTTGATGGTGTAGAAACTGTGCGTGGTGTCAGAGGGCAAGTTACTGTCGACGACTATTGGTTTGTTGGTGGCGGTTCTACAGGAGATGATGCAGGATATCTATTACTTGCCACCAGTGACAACAGCGCCACAGCAGGTTTTGGTGAACCAATTCTTGTGCGCCAATATGGTGGATCTGGTCTTGGACCAGCAAACACTCCTTGGAATGCCAGTACCACTATCACTCGTGAAGCCAAATTGCTGGATGAAAACGGTTACAGTATTTTTCCAGAACGAGTTGGTATCAACACTACAACTCCAACTGTCGGGCTTGATGTCAATGGTTCAGCAATCATCCGTGGCACTAGTTTAACTGTTTCAGGCAACTTGATTGTGAATGGAACAACCACCACAATCAACTCAACAACGCTGACAGTAGATGATAAAAACATTGAAATTGGTAGTGTTGACACCCCCACAGATGTCACTGCCGCAGGCGGTGGTGTTACATTGCGAGGTGCCACAGACAAGACTATCATTTGGAACGATGCCACCAATGGATGGGAGTTAAATCAAGCAGTCAAAGTTGGTGGTGCTCTTAGAGCAGAAAGTGCAGAGATCATCAGCCTTGGTGCCACAACTGCTACCACAGTGACCACATTCAACGGAACAAAAGAATCAACCAACCAGGATGCTGGTAGTGTGCTGTTCAAAGGTGGTGTGGCTACCAAGAAAAATCTTTGGGTTGGTGGTAACCTTAGTATTGATAGCACCACTGCTGGCACCGCATCAGCAGGTTCATTACAAACAGATGGCGGCATAAGTGTCACAGGCTCTAGTTACTTTGGTGATTTTATAAACTATGCTGATATAGCCTCTCGTTATGTTTCAGCTTCAACAACAACCAGCACAGCCGCATTTACATTGGCCAGCACAACAAAAGATGCGATGAAAGTTTTTGTAAATATTTCTAGAGGCAGCGAAAGACATGCATGTGAAATCATGGTCATGTGGTCCAGTGCAACCACAGCACAGATAGCAGTATACGGTGAATTATTCACCACCAGCCTGGCCACTTTTGATGCAGATGTCAGTTCAGGCACACTAAGATTGAAAGCAACTCCCGCAAGTGCAACCAGTACAACATTTAGTTTTATACGCGATAGTTTAAATTAATGCAAGAGCACACACATAAGGATAATGAATTATGACAACAAAGAATTTTAAAGCACGAGTAGGTATTCAAGCACCACTTGTTGCTGCCGAAGACGGCACTACGGCGCTTACATTGACCAACACTACTGGTGATGTCACAGTGGCAGGCGACCTAACAGTCACAGGTAACGACATCAAATCAAGTAGTGCCACATCTTTGACACTAAGTGGTGCAGATGTTGCTGTAGCAGGTGACTTAACGGTCACTGGTAATGATATCAAATCAAGCACAGCAACAGCCTTGAGCTTGTCAGGTGCAGATGTCACAGTGGCAGGTGATCTAACTGTCACAGGTAATGACATCAAATCAAGCACAGCCACAGCCTTAAGCTTGTCAGGTGCAGATGTCACTGTGGCAGGTGACCTAACAGTCACAGGTAATGATATCAAAAGCAGTAGTGCAACAGCAATCACATTGAGTGGATCAGATGTAACACTGGCCAATGACTTAACTGTCACAGGCGACCAAATTACAGTTCCAGCCACCACTTATGTGAGTTGGCCAGAAGCCAGTACCAGAGCCAATCGTTTGAACTTTAAATCAACCACGGGTAATACTTCAGGCATTCGTGTTATGGCACCTGTTGCCACCAGTGCAGGTGATGCGATTGTAGCAAGTTTCTCAACCAATGATATTGACAATGGTAGTTTTATCAACATTAGATCAATGAATACAGGTGCAAATCCCTTGCGTATTCAAACCGGCACATACACAGCAGGTGTATTAGGAGCCAGTCCAAGTGGTTTGGCATTTGTTGATAATGCAACAATATATGCAACAATAAATCCAAGTGGTCCAACAGCAACTACAGATTTGACAACAAAAAGTTATGTTGATGGCCTAGTAGATAACAACACAACTTATACTCAAAATGCCAGCACAGTATCAGGTGGTGCCAACTTGAACTTGGTAGGTAGCGACAGCACAACAGATACAATTAAAATTGCCAGTGGTACTGGTGTTACTGTAAGTAGAACTGATGCAGATACAATCACTGTCACAAACAGCGGTGTAACCGGCTTGACTGCTGGCACATATCTAAGTGCTAGTGCCAGCACAGGTGATGTAACTCTAAGCACAAATGCTACCAATGCCAACACAGCCTCAACCATTGTGGCCAGAGATGCGTCAGGCAACTTTTCAGCAGGAACTGTTACAGCCAACTTGGCAGACACAAGTTATGTATTGGGGCAATTGATTGTTACCCCAACAACAGCCTATACTCCACCTGCCAGTGCGTTGACAACAGTTACTGGGACAAACGGCATTGTAGTTGCCAGTTCAACTGGTAATAATGCCAATATTGCTATTCGTTACAGTTCAGGTGATACCACTTCTGGTACTGCCTCATCTGCTTCTTTGCTTATGGCAGGCACTTCAGGAACTAGTACTGTGCCTGGTGGCATTGCTATTAACCAAGTTGCTGGAAATATCAACATTGATGGTTACACAGCAGGCACTAGCAATAACTTTGCCAGTCAAATTGCTACTATTAATCAAGGTGCCGGCACAGCATCCATTAGCCCGTTGCAAATTCAAGGTTATGCTAGACAAGCATTTACCAACAGCATCACAACAGCAACCACTGTAACAGGTGCATCAGGAACTGGCTCAACTGCAACCATAACATTTACAGCACAAAACACAGCACCGTATGTGGTAGGTCAAACCGTGGCCATTGCTGGTATGACACCTGCAGGCTACAACAATGCGGCCGCAGTTATTACGGCGGCAACTACTAGCAGTATTTCATATGCCAATACTACAAGTACCAGTTATACATCAGGTGGAACTATTACAGCGGCCAATACTGTAACAGCGGCAGGCATGGGCTTTAGGGTTCGTGGTTTTGCCAACTCAACAGCAATGAGTGTGGCCAACCGTATTAACTTTATTGATTTTACAACTAGTGCGGCCAACTTTAAGAGTGCCGCATATTCATTTGCAGATGATGTCATTACTGGCACTACCCTAACAGCCAAGACATACATGTCATTGGCGGCCACTGTGGGAACTGTCAACCAAGATACATTCACTGTCAAGAACACAGCAGCCACCAGCACTTATGCTTCATTTGCAGCCACTGTGGGAACTGTCAACCAAGATACATTCACTGTCAAGAACACAGCGGCTACCAGCACATACGCAAGTTTAGCGGCCACTGTGGGAACTGTCAACCAAGATACACTTACACTTAAGAATACAGCGGCCACTACAACTTATGCTACATTTGCATCAGGTGGTTCTACAATTGGTGGTGTTGATAATCCAAGCACATTTACTCGTGTGCGTGGCGCTTCAGCAGGCACCAG